GTGTCTGATTTGTACAATACCATCAGGATAGTATCGATGCACTCTATTGTCAACCGGATGTACATAGGGAATACTGAACTCCTCTGAGGCATACTTAATGACAGAATCGTTCCTGTCACACCACTTAAGGAAGTGGAGCTCCCAACTACTTCTGTAACATATGTTCCTCACATCCCCCATATATTTTTCAGGATGCAGAGGGTGGAACCTACCTTGATGGTACTTAGAATCCCTGGGCATCAGTTATACATAGTATGATAGTAGTAAATTATTTAGATGGCAAGTCAAGGAGGGGTACCTAGTCCTAGACCCATTAAGACCTCACAGATCAAGAGTAGGATTCTTAATGTAGCTACTCCTAATAACTACCTCGTAAGACTGACACCTCCTGGTGCTGTTCTGAATTTCATGGAACGGAAGAGAAGTCTGACACCTCAACAAAGAGAAGACATTGAATTAAGATGTATTAGGACGACCACACCAGGTTCATCCTTCCTCACTCACTCAGTTGCCAATGACTATCAGGGTGTTGTAGAGGAGATCCCATATAGAAGAGCATATGAAAATTCTCTAGAAATGACTTTCATTGTTGATAATAACTACGACACTGTGGCATTCTTTGAAGCCTGGATGGATTATATGAGTGGGATGGGAGAAGATTACTACCAACCAAGAACTGCATACCGTGATCTGGGAGGTGCAAACTATAGGATGAATTATTATGGTGGTGATTCAGGTTACAGGACAAACATTTACCTTACAAAATTTGAGAAAGATGTGTCTAATCTAGAGAACATCAAGGAGTCTCGTAATAATCAGAAGGCATTACAGTACACAATCATTGATTCGTACCCCAAACAACTAAATAGTATGGAACTAAATTATGGTCCTGCTGAGGACTTTCTGAGACTGACAGTAACCTTTGGTTACTCTCGTTATGTAAGAGAAAGAGTAAGTATTAACGATCAATGAAATCATTTACACAGTTTCAAGAAGATAGTTCGTCAGATGCACAAGCTTCCATCTCCGGTTCCGGTGCTGGTAAGGGTGGTTCGGGTCTTGAAATACCTTCATATGATAACTCATTCAAGAAAAGGAACACTGGTATTGGTAAGGCTCTAAGAAAAGCAATCTTCGATAGGAAGAAAGGTAAGGATACCAAAGGATCTAAACCAGGTAAGCCAGAGGGTTCAGGTCCCACCCCTACAGATGGACCAGGAAAGAGACCAGACAGAGCAGCTAATACATATCGTCAGAAGGCAGCAGCGAAACAACAGAAACAACTACCACCAGGTAGAGAGCAAAAGGCTTTGCCACCAGGTAAAGAGAAGTCAATGGTTGCTAAGAGAACTGCAGCAGCCAAACAACCCCCTCAACACAAACAGATATCAGCCCGTCCAGGTTCAACCGCGATGGCTGGTAGTAGACAGAAAGCTATTGGACCAGCAAAAAATAATCTCTCCAGAGACAATCAGGGTGTACAGAAGGTCAATGTAAGAGTACAACCACAGAAGGCTTTACCACCAGGTGAGGGTAAACCAATGATGACCGGTGGTGCCAGACCAAAGATTACACCACGACCACAGAAAGCATTACCACCTGGCAATGGATGATGCACAACAAAGATATCTAAACAGTTCAATCAATCGTTTCACTGATGATGCGGAAGTTAATCGTATCAAAGCATTGAGAGACGAAGAGGAGATGATGATTGAGATCATCACTAAATTGGATGATGATGTCGATGTGATACCAGACACAGGTCAGTACTTTACCTTTGAGTACAGAGCCAAGACACCTATGATTACATATGATAGGTTCCCTCTTGTTGCTGTGACATCAATCTATAGGTGGGGGTTCATTGGAATGAACTACCATTGGGGTGGGTTCAGAAGATATACATGGGAAGAGATTACTACTAATCTATATCGGATCTATCCATTAGAACTTAAAGTAATGAGAGCAATTCCATATCAATATTTCACGATAAATAACTAAAATTATACTAGTGTAATGTCGTTACCCGAAGTAAAAACCACTAGAGTCTGGGAAGGTTTAGAGGTAGAACAATATACTAACACGGCTACTGGTCAGACAGAAGTTTATGCGGTTAATCAATTAAACAAGAGTGAAAGAGGAGTAAAACTAGCAGAAACTTTTAGTACGGGAACTGGTGATTCAACAAAAAACAATTGGAAGATTACGGATCAAAAAAGATTTAGAGATTTAGTTAATAATAGAAGAAGATTAGACGGACAGAGTAACCTCAATAACGATCAGTTTAATCAAGAATTCTACCTCAAGGGAGCACAATTATTCAATCAAGATAGAGCCACCGTTCTAAATGCTAATACTAACTATGCTAGTAGTGCAGCAGGAGATTCATTTAGACAAACATTCTTTCAGAACAATGTTCCTCTAGTCATTGATCCCAAAACAAAACTTCAGGTAAGTTCGACTGGTAAGAAGGGAACTAAACCAGTCACAGGTGAACAGGGAGGTGCTGGTACAGGTGAAGAAAATCCAGGTGCACTGGAGAATACTGATGCAGCAGTTCAAGTTGAACTTGAATCCCAGGATCAAATCAATGCTATTATTGCAGCTAGAGGAAGGAAGAGAGGAGGATCCACAGCCGTGTATCGATACCCCTTGAAACCAGACGGTCCATTTGAATATGATTATATCAGTATCCAAGCGTATGATTATGTTCCTAGTCTATCCCAAGGTATACAGGATGCAAGTGCTACAAGCTTGGACTATAGTGCTAGAAAAAATCTAGGAACAGGATATGAAACAGTGATCCTACCTATGCAACCCCAATTGTCTGAGACAAATGGTGTTAGTTGGTCTGATGATAAACTGAATCCTGTTCAATTAGAACTAGGTAAGGCAGCAATGACGGCTATTGGTGATGGGTTTAATCTTAAGAATATTCAAAAGGCAGCACAGGGTTTGGGACAAGCTGCTAAAAATGTTTTGGCAGATTCAGAAATTAAGGGTGCCGTTGCTGCATATTTTGCTGGTCAAGCTGTTGGGGCTAACCTTTTGGGTAGAACAACAGGGATGGTGATTAATCCTAACCTTGAATTACTATTCAATGGTCCTAACTTAAGGACTTTTAACTTTAATTTTAAAATGACTCCAAGAAGTCCCGAGGAGTCTGAGGTAATTAGAAAAATTATCTATTGTTTTAAGAGAAATATGGCTGTGGCTAGGAGTACATCAAATCTATTCCTTACATCACCTAGGATTTTTGATTTGGAGTATATCTACAGGGGAAAAGAACAACATCCATATCTAAATAAGTTTAAGCCTTGTGCCATGACCAATTTCCAGGTAAATTACACACCTGATGGTTCTTACGCAACCTTTAATCAAACGGGGTCATTGACACAATTTGATATTACGATGGCATTCACTGAGATCATGCCTATCTACGCAGAAGATAATAAAACTGAGCCAGACAATGTTACTAGTATGGGATTCTAAAGATGTCTAGACAATATTTCGACTACATCCCTAACTTTGACTATGTTGATCGGACAAAGGAAGGTCAGAACATCTCTGACTATACTCTTGTCAAGAATTTATTTAAGAGAGGTAAGATCCGAGAGGATATCTTAGGTGACCTGACATACTTTACGAAGTATCAGATCGTGGGAGATCAAAGACCCGATGATGTTGCATACTCTGTCTACGGTGATCAGAACCTAGACTGGTTGGTGATGTTGTGTAATAACATCATGAATCTAGAGACAGAATGGCCATGGAGTCAACAAGCATTTGATAAGTATCTTCTTGACAAGTATGGATCTTATGAGAACATCTATGCTACTAAAGATTACGAGACCAACGAGGTAAAAGATAGTGATAACAGAGTTATCGTACCCAGTGGTCTGGTTGTTCCTCAAGACTTCAGTGTGACCTTCTTTGACACCGGACTTGATCAGATGGTGACGCGTTCATCTACATTCCCCATATCAAACTATGAGTATGAGAACAGAATCAATGACGCGAAAAGAAATATTTTCCTGATCAAAGATATCTATGTCGGTCTTATCATGACCGAGATTGAGACCGAAATGCCATACACACCAGGGTCTACACAGTTTGTAAGTGACAGAGTGGTGAGAGGAGAGAACATAAGACTCTATAGTTGAGCCTAATAGGGCAAAAAAATACCGGGAAAATTTTTCCCGGCATTATGAAATCAGGATGCGATTTTTGTATCAGGACTCAGCGAGTTTACTGAAGTAACTCATTGGGTCGTCTTCATCATCTCCTTTACTGATAGTAATATCAGGAGCGTTGAAGTCATCACTTGCTTTTGAAGACTGATAGGAGTCTTCGAGTTTCTTAGTGATCTCCTCTTCACTGATGGTCTTACGTTCTGTTGCTGCGTAGTTATCAAATTCGGTTTCCTCTTCTACGGTTGATTTACGTGTGGACTTATTGCCCAAGACATAATCAAGACGCTTCTTCAGTTCATCGTAAGACTTGAACTGATCAGGAGCGGTGAATGCAGTAAGTGAATACTGCTTCTTCCACAGTGCTTCCAGTGCATCGTCATCCTCAAGGAGAGGAGAGACTTTATCAAACTCTGAACTGTCATAGTTCCAGTAACCCTGGACCTTCTTCAGTTTCAGTTTGAAGTTTGCACCTTGCCAAAAATCAAAGGGATTGATAGGAGTCTCATCTTCAAACTCAGGTTGCATTGCTTCCATGATTTTGTCGAAGATCTTCTTACCAAACTTATAGAGGAACACTTTACCCTCATTCTGAGGATTGGCTTTGTCCTGAACGACGTAGATGTTTGCGTAGAAAGAAAGTTTACGCTTCTGTTTACGAACTGTCTCCTTGTCTGACTCACTACCACTGTTCCACAGTTCACGGTTAAGTTCACCGATAGGATCCTTACCACCGATAGTGGTCAGGGAGTTCTCGATGTACCATCCACCGGGACCTTGGAAGGCATGGGAGAATAGTTTGACCCAAGGGAGATCTTCACCCTCAGGGGCAGGAAGGAAACGAATAACGGCGTAACCGTTACCAGACTTATCCATTTCAGGCTTCCA